TTACAATCATGCCCAGTTCTATTTTTTCTGTGGATGACAGTGATGACCCCACTGCTTCTGGATTGATTTCAAACACAGTGTGATAGAGAAATTGATTTTTTGGTGCTAATCTAAATAGATCGTCTGTGTATAAACGAGCGGCATGCTGATAGTCTTTGAGGTGGTCTCCACCTAGTAGTTGTGAAAGAAAATTAGAACGCCAGTTTGCCATTTGTAATATTTATGGCATCAAAAAACAGGTGTATTAAAATTAAATACCGCCGCCTGTAGCTGCTGTTGACACTGTTCTTGCCACTGCTGAACCTATGCCTGTGCCTCTTGGTGTTTGGATCGCATTGTCATATCTAATTGACATTGTGATCTGAACAGGATCAGAAGTTGCATAAGCTAATGTGCCGTATTGAACATTGTCTAGGTAAGCACCGTATAGTTCAAAAGTATCTAAAGTGTTTGGTGTGTTTGCACCATTACCACCATCAAGAATTTCAATTCTTGCTGTGAACTTGTAGTCTGAACCTGATGCCGCAGAAGACTGCTCGAAGAAATCAAACTGTTTCTGTAACTGTTCGCCAGTTAGTTTGGAAACTTCGTTGTTGACATCGTCTCTTACATTGAGTGTGATAGGATCCCATGTGTGTTTGCCTGCCATGTATACCCTTGAGTTGTATGCTTCAAGTGTGATTTGATCAAATGTGATGTTTGGTCTTGTCACATCAACAACCTGTTTGGTTAGTTCTGATCTAGGAGTTGAAATACCAAAGTTTTCAAGTATCACTCTGAAGCGATACTGTAGTTTTGGCATCAGCAAGCCTTGTGATGCTGATGATTGATCACTCGCTAGTGGTACTGTAAATTTTGATAGTGTTGATACTGCCATTTGTTTTGTCTCCTAGTATGAATATTTACTATTCAATTTTTCCTTTTTGTTGTTGCACCTTTAAAGGTTATACACCCGAAGTTGCAATTTCTCCTGTGTTCTTGAGTCTAACTGGTATGTAGATGAACTCAACTGCTTTGACTGGTTCAATTGCGATATCAACATACAGTTCGTTTCTGTCAATTCTTGCGGCTGTGTTGTTGGATTCGTCACACACCACAGCAAAGTCGTTTAGAGCTCTCTGTGCTGTGAGTTCAAGCATGAATGACTCAACTGCTTGTTTGATTTCGTTTCTTGTCAGTGCATCGTTGGGTTCAAAGATGAACGGTCTAGCAATCTTATCCAAGTTCAATCTCACATAAGCCACTAGTCTTGCAACATTCACTCTGTCAAGTGCTGAAGCAGTAAGTTGTCTTGTTTTTTGTCCAAAACACACAAGGCCTGCGCCTGTCACAAATGATATTGGGTTGACATTCACAGAGTATAATGAATCTCTCAAACCTTCTGCAACTGCTGTGGTTTCAAATTCGCCTTCTGAGTTGATGTAACCCACAGATGATGCATTGTCGATCACACCACGTCTCACACCTGCTGGTGCAAACCATGGAAACGCAACCTGATCGTTGTAAGCAATGGTTCTCAACATCATGTGTGATGCTGGTACTGCCACTGATTCGCCTGCTAGTGATGTTGTAAATCCTGATGGATAATACACACCTGTGAATGAGTTGGATGACACTAAGCCATCTTCACCATTGTCAGCTGCGCCTGCTGTGTTGTTTGCCCAGTTTGTGACATCAGTTGATGTTGGTGCTAGTCTGAACGGAGCATCACCAACCACAAATGCAGTTTCTTTTCTGTCTGCATTGAGTGTTTCAAGATTTGCAATCAGTTCTGGATATCCTGGAGCTGCAAGTAGATTGAATTCTCTCTGCTCTTCTCTCAGTTCTGTGGTTGCTTCCACAGTTGATTTGAGTGCTTCAACAATCACATTTCTCTGTGCTTTTCTGCCCATGTAAGGTGAACCGTCTGCTTTGAGTCCTGACACAGTTATCCATGCATCTGTTTCTGATGGCAGTGTTGGGTATGTCACTGTGCTTGGGAAGTTGGTTCTTGTGAACCATTTCTTTCTGAACTCTTTGACATTGTAACCTGATCTTCTCAAGTTGAATCCAAGCATACCTTTTGGATATAATGCTGGATCTGGCTTGTCTGGATCTGTGTATGTTGAAGTCAACAAGTCAGTGATGAGTGTTTCTTCTGACACAACATCTTTTGTGCCATTGTCATGATATCTAAAGTCTGCAAACAATATACCGTCCTGAGATGTTTGGTCAGTATTGTCTATCAATACCCATTCTTGTCCAGATGTTTGTGAATCGTCATATCTGTAAATTTTTGGATAGTTTTCTAAATCTGATGTGTCTAACCATAGGTCACCGTTTGAAAGGAGAGTGCCATCTGTCTGTGTTGTAGGCTCAGTGGCTGAAATGATTGGACCATTTGGATCTGTTTCTCCTAGGTCAAAACCCCTGGCATCTGAAGCCACATTTTGATATCCAGTCCAGGCTGAGCCATCGTGGATAAGAATGTCAACTTCGCCAACTGTAGTGTTGTACCATTTCTGTCTGTCTACAGGATCTTTGGTTGGCTCATTCACACTTTGAATTGCTGTGAATGATGTGCCTGTGTCTGGTCTATTTTCAACAGGTGTCCAGTTTGATGCCAAGAATGCAAATGTTCTGTTGGCTTCTGTTTGATCTGCTGCGGATGAAAAGTCATCCTTGTCACCTGCTGGTGCAACATATAGGTTTGCAATTTTCTCTTGTGTGAGATCTGAGTTGCCACCGTATGCGTTTGCGTAATTAATGCTTGTGTTAGGATCTATACCAAAACCTAAATCACCCATTGCTGTTCCATTCACATCTGAAAAGTAAATGTTTCCACCTAGTGCATGTGTTAGTGTGATTCTCTTTGAAGTTGCATCATATGAAGCAGAAATGTGTTGGAATCCTGCCGCCGCAATTGCTGTAACAAAATCGTCTGCATCTGTACCACCAAGTGTTACAGTTTTAGTTTCTAACAAGTTAGCAGATGTTGTTGCTGTACCTGAACCAATTTGTGATTCTGCCATTCTGATTGTGTCGCCTGAACCAACTGCATTTGCCTTGTCTGCGATCTTGTTGGAAACAATCTGTGTGGTTGAACCTGTGCCTACTGATCTGCGGAATACCACATAGTCAATCACTTCACCTGAATCTTGTGTGGAGTCATCCCATTCAGATTCGCCAATGTTGACTTGGACAAACACATCGTTTGTGGTCAAGTTGATACCTCCACCTGTTCTGTCCAATTGCTGTAGTGCTTGTTCCTGTGTTTTGTACACAGGTGCTTCCACAGTTTCAAATTGTCCTGCTGTTGAAGAATATTTCTTCAATGAAATTGATGCACCACCATTTGGTTGGGTGGTTTGAATCCAAACAGAACCAGTTGGTCTTGGTGTTGAATCTGATGTTCTAAATCCATGATCTTCTGTGTGTCCACCAATGAATACTTTTGGAATGTAGTATCTGCCTGTGGTGATGCCAACATCAGCAAATGCTGTGCCTGTGACATCTTCAAGGATAATGGATGAAACCACTGCGGCTGTGGATGAGTCATCGCCAGTTGCTGTTGGGATTGCAAAAATTTCTAATTTGCCGTCCACAGCTGATGCTGCCACGCCTACTGCTGATCCTGTGATGGCCGCTGCCATTGTGTCCACATCTGTGCCCAATGAGCCAATTAATTGTCCGTTAATTTTGATTTCGTCTGTGTTATCTACAACTGGATTTGTCACAGTGCCTCTCACAGTTGGATGTGCAGATGACCATGAAGCATCTTTGGTTGCTGATGAAGCTGAACCAACCTGCACCCATGTGTTTGAACGAGTTTTGTAGTATAATCTGTTGAATGGATTTGTTGCCACCACAGCATAGTCGCCAATTGCACCTTTGGTTGTCTTGGGTGCATTGCCTGTGACATCATCTGTGGATGTGATGTAGATTGGTGATTTCACAGTGAATGTTTGTGTGGATTCACTCCACTCTTTGATGCCCCATGATGATGAAGCAAGATCCAGCCAGTAAAAACCATCATTGGGTGTGCCACCAGGTGCATCCGCTGATCCGGTCAGTTCTGCTGTGTCAATGTTTGCTCTGATCACAAAAGCTCTGTTTGCGATGCCCAAGAAGGAGTAAGCGGCTTGGAGACCGTATTCATTCAACTCATAACCTTGGATTGGTGTGCCCGATGCATCTGTGTAGAATGTGGGGGTACCAAATGTTTGAGTCAATTCTCTCTGTGATGAAACTAGAAAAATTTGATTTGCGTTTGTTGACAGGGTGCCTGCGGCAGTGCCTGTGCCTGTGCCTGATGTTTTGTTTTGGGCAGTGGCAACCACTACTAGTGGTACTGCTCCTGGGATACCGGGCACATAGAATGATTCATCTACTACGGTAACCTCTACTCCTGGTGATATTAAAGCCATTTGTCGTTTACTCCTTGTTGCAAATATTTACCATTCATGGGCTGATTATTACAATCATTTTAAAGAGTGTCAAAAAGGTACGCATAAATATATGCGTGCTTAATGGAAACGGAAACAAGCGACCACTGTGTCAAGAATGCAACAGCAAGCCAGCTGCTTACAACTATAGACGTGGCGATAAAATCTACTACAGAAAGAAATGTGACTCCTGTATAAGAAGTTCCAACACATCAACCATCACAACACCAGCATGGCAACGAGCAGGTTATTCCAAAAAGAAGTCTTGTGAAATGTGTGGCTTTACAGCACAACATCCTTATCAGTTGGACGTATATTATGTTGATGCCAACATGAACAACAACAATCAATCCAATCTCAAAACTGTGTGTGCAAATTGCAACAGATTGATGCATGCCAAAAAGTCAGGTTGGCGTCAAGGCGATCTCACTGCTGACTATTAATAATTGTGTTTATGTTTTGTTGTAACACCTGAACAGTGTCATCATTTGCGATTGTGTGATCAAAATCTGAATGTGCCCATGCCCATTCGGATGGGTGTGTGTCTTGAGGCTCAACACCATGATATTTGTAATGATCAAACCACAGTGGATTTTCTCCTCGCTTGACACACCACACTTGACCACCTATGGATTTGATCATGTTGACTTCGTTGGGGAATCGAGTGTCTGGAATCACCCAATTGATTGTGGGATTTTCTTGTATTCGTTTCTTGACCAAACTCACCCATATGCCGTCATAGAATCCTTGTCGCATGCATTCTGTGCCAAACACCTGTAGCACATATCTGGGTGTGATGTCTCTGCCCAACTCTTGTGACCAAAATGAATCAGGACGTTCTCGCCAATCACGAGATTGTGGTGTGATGCCTTCCAACATTGGTCTGGGCCAATCAAACATTTCTGCCACAGCATCTTTGAGTTTGTCAGCAAATGATATTTTTTTGAATGAGTGTTGATCGATGAGATAGTCAGCCACGGTGCCTTTGCCAGAACCAATCAGTCCACATATGCCTATGATCATTTAGACTTATTATACACAAAGAAACAATAGAAATCAACCACAATGCATCTTACACACAAGATGAGCAGTATCTGTGTTTTTTGTTGATTCTAAAAAACTAGATTTTGCTTTTGTAAAAATGTTTTGCCAATCAGCTGTTTGTATGTTAGCTGGATTTTTGCCAAAATCAGTTTTAAATTTGAATCTATAACTTGCTGTATAGCAACAAGGGTAGATGCTACCATCTGAATCAATAAAAATACTTGTGTTGTTTAA